GTGCAGCCGTCGTTGTTGGTGCAGCCGTCGTTGTTGGTGCAGCCGTCGTTGTTGGTGCAGCCGTCGTTGTTGGTGCAGCCGTCGTTGTTGGTGCAGCCGTCGTTGTTGGTGCAGCCGTCGTTGTTGGTGCAGCCGTCGTTGTTGGCGCAGCCGTCGTTGTTGGTGCAGCCGTCGTTGTTGGTGCAGGAGGAATAGTTTGCACATGTTTATTCTTTCTTCTGCAAAAAACGTTTGTGTTTACGTTGTTTTGCGCCCATAACCATTCGGCATTAAGGTGTATACCGAAACGCTCATGATCAAAAATCTGATAACTATTATTTTGATAATTCATTCCATAAGACTTTGATATCCCCCATAAACTATCGTCATAGTCATACATATACCAGTTGATTGGAACTGCAGATGGAGGAAAATCGGCACACTTCCATTCCTGATATTTCGTATAATCGGCGCCATTATTCATATCCATAACAAATCCATTCATAAAACCAGGAAATTGTCCACCGGTTCCATGAAAACCAATTATTTTCGGAGTTTCAGTATTTATAACAGGGATAAAAATCTTTGTAGCATTCCAGTCGCTTTCAAGATCACTTTCTACAACACTTGTCGGTTGAATTAATTTACCATCAATATATATTTGATAATCTTCGCACTCGCATGCAACATGAATTGGGTAGTTCATAGTATTCGCATTCGCATTCGCATTCGCATTCGTATTGGTATTGGTATTCTGCTTATTTATAAATTCAATAGGCAATGACAATGCCATGCACGGACCGGAACCGAAACTAGGACTATATCGACTCGACGGATGGATCAACATAAATAAACCAATACATAATAAGGTTTGTATCTTCATCATGATGTTTCTTACGATACTTAGCGCTACTTATATATACTTAATAGTATATTTTAATTGTTTCTAAATCAATTATAAAATTGATTTTATAAGTATGTATAAGTATATGTATATATAGACAAAATGGAACAGATGGAAGAACAATCTAATTCAACATCAAAATATCAACATCGAAATCTTGTCAACTCAAAATATGTGTTTGAAAGAAAAATAGGAAAAGGGTCATTTGGGTGTATATACGAAGGACTGAATATTATCACGCAAGAAAAAGTTGCCATCAAGTATGAAGCAATAACTTGCGCACAACCTACATTATTATGGGAATCAAAAATTTTGAATCATTTATCGGGAATACCCGGCGTCGTTAAACTGCGATATTTCGGAACAGAGTCAAATAAAAATATAATAGTTATGGACCTATATTCGCATACACTATCAGAAGAAGCCGTGAAATTAAAAAAAGAACTGAAACTCGGTATAAAAAATGACGATAACAACGAAGTCGAAAATAGATCAGGTTGTTGTGAAATGGATAGTAATAGTGGCGATGGTGATGGCGATGGTGATGGTGATGGTGATGATGATGGTGATGGTGATGGTGGTGATGAAATTAGAAATGAGTCGAGTTCCAGTGAAACAGAAAATCAAAATTATAGATACTATTTTAATAATATTTTAAAGTATATGATAACGATGGTTGAAATCATGGAAAAAATACATGAAAAAAGTGTAATACATCGCGACATAAAGCCGGAGAATTTTATGATATCGCAAACACAAGACCGCGAACCTATAAAAAAACTACACATCATTGATTTTGGGTTGTCGCGCGTTTATATGAAAGATGGTGCACATATTCCAAACAAACCGAATTCATCGATTGTTGGAACTATGCGCTATATAAGCACACACATACATGAAGGAAATGTATACTCAAGGCGCGATGATATTATATCGATACTATACGTTATAATATATCTATTGAAAGGGAGACTCCCGTGGTGTGGCCTGAAAACAGAGCCGGGCGATAAAAGAACAAAAACGGAAATCGTATATGAAGTTAAAAAAAGAACTACTATTAAGCAGTTATGTAAAGGGTTACCGGCCATATTTGAACGAATGTTAACATACGCATACAAAATGGAGTTTGATGAAAAACCGGATTATATTTATTTGAAACGACTATGTAAACAAGAGTTATCGCGAGATGACTAAAAAATATAAAAAATTATACTTTTTGTAAAAACTTGCAATTATTCAATGCATGATAATAATTTTTTTTGATTATTTCTTCAGGGTATGCATAATGAGTAGCTAAACCTTGATTTCGCATTAGTTCACTCCTTTTATATCGCTTTTTTGTTTTATCAGTAATATAATTCAAACCTAACGTGTTCATATGTTTGTTATAATATATTTTATTACTTTCTCCTATCATTTCAAGTCCTTTTATTTCTAGAATACTTGTTTCATTTTTAATTTCATCTAACAATTCATCTTCAGTAACGCAAAGAAATTCATCCATATCTATCATTATTATCCATCCATTTTTTATATTTTTCCAACAATTATTTTTTATTTTTAAATATAGGTGGTCATTTATTTGATTATTGCTACTCCATGAGATTACATTACAACCAAGCGATAATGCCAATTTAACAGAATTGTCGGTTGATTGATTATCATAAATAGTTATTTTACATGAAGGTAAATATTTTCTATAATGATTAATTGTATGAGGCAATAAGTAGCTTTCATTATAACATAAAATAAATATATGTATATCCATAATTTTTAATAGTATAAAAATGTTATAAATGATACAATAAGTCGAACTTTTTGGATGGTGTTATATATATACATATATTTTGAATATTATATTCGTAAAAAATATACTTAAAGCCATTTACTATATTAAAGTATACTATCGCATATTATCGTAGTCTTTTTGTTATGAGTTCTTCGGATACATCAGCTTCTGTTCGTCTTACTGGGCGCGTAAAGTGGTTCAATAATAAAACCGGGTTTGGGTTTATCACCATCGTAGGAGGGGATGACCAGTTTAAGGATGCAAGTGAGATTTTTGCACACCATTCTGCGATCAATGTAAGTCAGGAGCAATACCGATATTTGGTAGAAGGTGAGTATGTAGAGTTTTCTGTTTCAAACACTGCATCAGGCGACCATAAGTTTCAGGCGGCAGATATTCGTGGTGTAAAAGGTGGAAAGTTGTTTTGTGAAACGCGCCACGAGCAACGTTCCGCGTCTGCCCCATCTCATGGAAGTGGTGATAGAAGTGCAAGAGACGGAGAGAGGCCTGTTCGTGGCAGACAATCAGGTCGCGGTGGTTCTCGTGGCGGGCGCGGTGAGTGGATGTTGGTGCGCAAGGATTCCTCGGAGTATAGGAGTGGAGGTGGAAATGGAGGTGGAAATGGAGGTGGACGAGGTGGACGTGTCTACTCAGCTCGTCCTAGTGGTGATTCATATATGTCGGAGTCATATATTGAGCATTCGCCATCAAAAACCGCACCTCAGACAACCCCGGCACCAACACCGGCATCTGCTTCACAATCATCAGATGTCACTGCTACACCTAGGGCGGCTTCTGCGCGCAAACCCAGGCAAAGCAACCCTTCAAGCTAATTCAGTTTCGGCTTCGGCTGCGAAAAATTTATAGTTAATTTGTTATATATGTTATTATAACAAATTACCTTACATCATTTGCACAAATTCAAATTAATTCTTCATTTTTTTACGCCTTGTTTGAAGTTTTCGAAGTAACTTTGTTTTATTTGTTATCATAAGTGTTCTTTTTCTTTTTGTAAGAGCATATTTTTTCCCCTGTAAATTTATTAGTCGTGGTTTTTTCTTACAATCAAACAACCCGCGTTCTAATCCTTTCTTTTCAAAAATAGAGTTTGAACAAATTGCGACTGCTTTAGATTCATTTTCGGAAATAGTTTCGCTATCACCAGCACCAGCACCAGCACCAGCACCAGCACCAGCATCCTTTTTAACTTTTTTGATACATTTGCATAATTTTTCGGCCAGTATATTTTCAGCTTTATGTCTTATAATTTTAGATGAATCTTTTGGAGAAATAGGTATATCGTAATAATTTAATATTTTTACGTAGTCGTGTTGTTTTAAAATACCCATATAATGAATGTTTATTTAGTAATGGTAATGATATTAATAATATATAATAATAGTGGTAATATTAATATACTAAGCTATATTAAAATAAGATAAAATTATATTTTATTATAATATTTATATATTTATTATATGCCTAAATTTTTAAATAAAATTTTAAATATAAAATCTGAATACGAATCTGATTCCAAAGAGGATCCAGATTCCAAAAAAAAAGCAAATCAAAAACATAAAAAAGTTGTTGTATTTGATTTAGATGAAACATTGGGTAGTTTTGGACAATTTGGTTCATTTTGTATGTTACTAGACGACTATTATAACGATGATAATAAAGCATATAGTATGTTTAACGAGTTGATGGATTTATATCCGGAATATCCGCGTCCGTATATTTTAAACGTATTGCGATACCTTTTACAAAAAAAGAAAGATGAAAAATGCAAAGCGGTAATGATTTATACAAATAATCAAGGTGAACGCACGTGGGTTGAACATATCAAATCATATTTTGAGACAAAATTAAAATCCAAAATATTTGAACAAATCATATCCGCATTTAAAGTAGATGGTAAAATAGTGGAAGTTAATAGGACAACGCAAGATAAAACAATTGATGATTTTTTCCGCTGTACTAAATTGCCAAAAGATATAGAAATATGCTTTGTGGACGATTTATTTCATCCCAAAATGGAAGATGATAGTGTGTATTATATTCATGTAAAAGGATACAAGCATTATTTGCCATCTTCTGTTATTATAAAGCGATTTTTAAACTCAAATTTAGCAAAAGATATGAAAAATAATAATGCAGAAAAGGAAAAGTTTACCGCGTTCATGATGAATCGTTTAAATTATAACATTGCTGAAAAAGACCCCGATGAACAAGAAATGGACGTGATTATAAGTAAAAAAATGCTCGAACATATGAAAACTTTTTTTAAAGAAGATAAAAATAATGTTCCGCGCGATGATGATATAAGTATTAATACGGCTACTACAAAAAATATAAAATCAAAATCATTTAAAAAAAAACGAGCGCGTAAGAATCAAACGATGAAAAAAAATTAATTTTATAAATTTTTAAATATTTTCTCTTTATTCTGTTGCATTGGTTTCTCTAGCAGAAACGGCGCGGGCAAGGGCAGCAGCAAGAGCAGCGTGCATTTCAAGGCAGCGAACGTGTTTCTTTGTTTTCTTATGCGAGTTCATGTTAAATAACTGAACCACGCATCCACATTCACATGTAATCTTGGTTTTGGCTTTTTCAAGAATCTCTTCTCTACGCTTCATGTAGTAGTTTTTGTTGTAGTCTTTGATTGCGTCGCCCTTCTCGCGATTGTAGTGTTTCTGATATTCCAATTTTTCTTCGCGGTGATTGTAGTAATATTCGGTAGACTTTTTGCGCCCAGGTTCTTGCTTTTCTTGCTTTTCTTGCTTTTCTTGCTTTGGTGTTTGATTGTTTTGAATTGATTCACCTTCAGCATCAGCTTTAGATTCAGTTTCTCCATTTTGTGTCAACATATTCAGTTTTCCAAGTTTTGTAAGTAGTTTATTGGGTGGGGATATATGTAGTTGTTTGTTGTCATGGTTCCCATTATTATTGTCACAACAACGACGACTATACAAATTTTGAAGATTTGATGCAGGCATCGTAATTGATAATAATGGTGAACTATGGGTTGATATTGGTTTGGTTTCTTTTCGTTTCGGTATATAACATTTAAGTGATACTTTTCGTTTCAATTTTTTGATACGAAAAATATAAAAATAATATATAGATAAAATATAGTAAAATGTCACTGAAATTATTTACAACGCATAACTATGATGAAGATGCATACATGCCTTTAGGATTTGTAAGAGGAACTATGGTGCATTCAATATCCATTTTACGCGACTTTGTTGGAAATGTAACCGCTATATTTGGAGGCGTAAACTCTGCAATAAATAAAAAAATCGACGACACTTATGATGAAGCTATACAAGAGTTGATTAAATACACAAAAACTAAGTATCCGGCAGCAATCGGTATCGTGGGAATAAATGTTTCCCTTACGGAAATGCGCGAATTTATTATATGCGTTGCATGTGGAACAGCGATTGCATCAAAAGCGTCGTCATCGTCGTCATCATCGTCGTCATCATCGTCGTCATCGTCGTCATCGTCGTCAATAGAACCAGTGAAACCGAATACTCCTATAACCAATCCTGTTCCTGTCCCTGTCCCTGTAGGTGGTTTTATTAAATATTCTAAGAGAAAAACAAAAAAGAATACGAAAAGACATAGTAGATAGTTTTGTTATTTACCCCACTTTACCAAATAATGAAGCCACCCCACCGGCGCTACAACCACATCCTCCACCTTTCATGTGACGACGACGGGTATGACGACGTTTATGACGCTTCGAGTTTCGCTTTGATTTGGGTTTGCGACGATAAGTTCGACGTTTTTTTAATCCACCACCGGACTGACTGATTTTTCCCCCATTTTTACTACCATTTATTTTTTTTTTCTTTTTTATCCATTCTATAAATTGTTGTTTTTCTCTTGGTTTCTCATATTTTTCATGATTTGTATTGCCATTTTTAATACCTTGAGAACTAATATATAAAATAGTGGGATATCCATTTACATTTGTTGTAATTCCGTGTTTTTGAAACATATCCATGTTTCCACTTTCAATGGCACCCAATACAAAATCATCGTTATTGTCACCTATACCACTACTCCTACATTCATGCACTGCTGCATTCCAGTCATCTTTCATATTAACACAATGTCCGCATCCATTCATAAAAAACAACACAACGCCATGATTATTTTTTAGTTTTTTTATATCAGCTTCTGTCAACATAACCATGCTATCATTATTGTTACTTATATTTTTCATATTCATAATCCCATTCCCATTCCTATTTAAAACTTCAAACATTTTATATATATTTTCCTTATATATTATTATTTTTCATATTTAGAAATTTTAAAGCAGTAAATAATCATATAATTATATATAATATAGCATAATTATATATAATTATATAACACAATATAACACAATATAACACAATATAACACAATATAACACAATACGAGATGTATCATAAATATATTATCATAGCGGTTTTATTTTTAATGGGTGCATATTTTGTATTGAATTATTCATCTGCTGATTTTAAGGAGGCACTTACTATGCCTAAAAATACAAATAATAGTAAAAATTGTCCAAATGTCCTTGTTCAAAAGGGCTCTAAAATTTACTTATATAACTCAAGCAAACAAATTGTTCCAGGCGTGAATCCAATTAGTTTTAATAATTTAGAGGAATATGTTCAATTCACAGAGTGGCAACGTTCTGTTGGATTTTTATGCCCCGTTTTATATTTACAACATACTGAAAATGCCCAAGGCGAAATCGTTTATAAAATACGACCTGGGCCAACGGATTTACAAGGAGGTTTGCCACCGGTAACAAACCCAAACGCATTACCACCCCCCAGAAAACATATTACTAAACTACTTGATGCCTCGCGAGATGATACACCCTTCAATGTAAATTCGTATCCTGGTTATGATGCTTCAAATATGGATCAAGGGGAGTTTACTCCCGATATGATGCTCGATTATATTCAACAATCGACTGGTTTAAGCCCCAACCCAATGGATACAAATTGGGGTGGGGCTGATTTCACACAATCGCTAATTAATGCTGGATACTATGCAGAAAATAATGTAGCTCTTTCGGTAGGTAAGTAGTTAACATCTACTATTCACGCCACCGGACATGTCCCCTTCTACCACGCTCGTCATAAGAAATTTTTTAATATTTTCTACAGATGTTTTGTTTATTTTTCGAAACGTAGTCTTAGGACTTGCACCACTAGTCTCCGTTTTTATCATAAATGTATTTAATATATCTGGCGTTTTTTGAAGTTGATATAAGAGATTTTGTATTGTCTTATATTCACGCATAAGTTGTATCGCTACCTTAGAGCTTATTCCAGGAACACATGTCAACATAATGATGTTAATATTATCAGGCGTAATATACTCATTCTTTTCTTTATGAGTCTTCAAAGCTGCGCAATATTTCTCATTCTCGTCGCTATCATCATCATCATCTTCGCTTTTTGACTTTCCTTTTAGCGAAGAAGGTGATAATGCTGCCGGATCTTCGTGTTTCATCCCTCTACTTGAACCTCCATAATAAGGAAAACGCAGTTTACTACCAACAGATATAGACGTCTTGTAATATTTATCAGCAAAAAATACAACTATGTCCGCTGTTTCACATATCGAATTTGTTCTAAATACAGAAAAACCTTTATAATACAAAAGCGAAAACATGCAACTAATAAGCGTTTTTTTTGATACACGACCTTTCTTCTCAATATACCTCTCAATATCCCCTTCAATAATATATACTATGTTATGGTTATGAATATTTTCCTTGTCTAGACGAAATGACTGCTCGTTATATCTACCATCGCGAATACTTGCTGCCAAATCATACAGCGTTTTTCTTTCAAAAATAATAACAACCTGTCCTTTGTCGTCTTCTAAAATAATATCACCGATTGCGAGTTGTTCTTTTTTGATAGAGTGTTTGCTCACTTCCAGAGGTGGTACATCCGTTTGCATTTCTACTTCGCTAAAGATATGCAATGGAACAAGACAACCATTGCATGAAGGTGGTTTTGAATGAATAGGCTTACTTTCTTTTATGTTTCTATTTTTTAAAACAGGTTTATTTTTATTAGAAACGCCACCATCTTCGTCAATTCCGTTGTCGACACCATCGTGAATATCTTCAATAGTCGCATCAGAATTTATAAATATTTCAAAACGTTTCTCTATCAATGGTATAAGCGTCGTTTCACGATTGTCAATCTTGATTATCATTTTAATTACTTTGTAAATATAGTAGCGTAGAATATATAATTACATGTAAATATTTCTAAATAGGTTTAATATATATAGTTTTAGTAGTTATCCAAACTACTTAGATATTTTTCATTATAATTATGTATTGGCAAATTATGATGAAAATGATGCTGTTGTTGTTGTTGTTGTGCGAAAATATTTACAACTTGGGACCAGCGTGACGTGGAGTGTTGTAATATTGTCTAAAGCTGAATAAAAAGTCTTTGTTCAATGCAGGAACCGCGATTTGCGAACGCTGCCCAAACGGAATCATAAATCCTGTTGCTGATGGTTGAGCACCACCCTTTTTGGGTCCTCCACCATTTTGTGTATTTGCGTATAATCCGTCAGCAGATCCGGGACCGCTAAATAATACGCGACGAGCCACTGCTGACCTGCCATTTCTACTTCTTTGTCCATTTCTTTGGGGCATTTTGATATAGCTGTAGTATTCTTGTTTCAATATATAATCTGGTAATATTATTTTATTTTTTGTTTGTTGAATTGTTTGTTGAATTGTTTGTTGAAATGGTTGAAGCATTTTGTAATATAATTTTTGATATATTATAAAATTAAACTATGTCTGTGATGCTATACTATACTATACTATAGTGCTATAACAATCGCAACAATAGAAGTATTAATATGTAGGGCCCTTCTGGCATCCACCACCAAACAACACGCCAATACCGGGCATGGATTGAGACCGACCGATACCACCAGCACTCTTGTTGCAAGCGATGAGACCACGCTGTTTCATGTAGTTAAAACCATCAACACAACCAATAGGAAGGCACTTGTGCTTACAATAGTTCGTATTTGCGCGATACACATTCATCAAATTGGGGTTTAACCCTATAGTAGGCGCAAGACCAGCCATACTTCCAAATATACAACCCTTGTTAGTAAGAGAACTGATTGCTGAAACCCTTTTAGGACCACTTAAAACCATTTTATTTTATTATATATATGCTAAATATAAAAAATATGTGGAAATACTATACAATATTTTATTTTTTCGTATTTATAAATAAAGTAAATTGAAATCATTTAAAGATATAGTATAATTATTAAATATACAATAGACACCCAACGCAAAATGGCCACTCAAGAAACACATTCGCCCACCAACCATGGTGCTGGTGGCAAAAATATTCTAAATGATACCGATATAATTCTCGCCGAAGATGGCCATGGTTATATATTCAACCCTTATAACTCGGCCAATATAGAGATTAGATTGAATGATGTTCAATCTATTCTTTCAACTTATGGCGTTCCGTCTAAACTCTATAATTTCGAATTGTATCGCCGCGCATTTATTCACGCATCATACACAAAACGCCCGCAACTCGAAAATGCGCGTGAAAATATAAAAATAACACCACTGCCACCCAATTGTATGGCATTGCGCACAAAATCAAACGAACGACTCGAATTTCTTGGCGATGGGGTTTTAGAGTGCGTGACAAAATACTATTTATACCGCAGGTTTCCTAAAGAAAATGAAGGCTTCATGACTGAGAAAAAAATTGCCATCGTCAAAAATGAATCCATCGGCAAACTAGCTCTCGAAATGGGGCTACATAAATGGTTTATCATTTCGAAACACGCAGAGGAAAAGAAGACGCGAACCAATCTAAAAAAATTGGGATGTTTATTTGAGGCATTTATTGGTGCCCTATTTCTCGACTTTAATAAAATATCAGTCCACGATGACGATAAATGGTTCGAGAACGTATTTGTCACAGGACCAGGGTTTCAAATGGCACAGAAGTTCATCGAAGCAGTATTTGAGCGCCATATTGACTGGATTGCCCTTATCAAAAATGACGATAACTACAAGAATATATTGCAAGTGAAGATACAGAAAGAATTCAAAACGACGCCTGATTATTTAGAAATACAACATGATATTGAAACGGGATATACTATGGGTGTTTTCTTATGTTTAGGTAAAGAAATATACCATACTGATTCTAGGAGTGCAATCAACTATAGTGAACTGAAATCATTTGCTAAAATACATGAAATTTATGAAGAACGAGGGAATATTTTAGTGCATTTTGCATCGGGAACACATAAAATTAAAAAAAAAGCTGAACAGATGGCGTGTGAATTGGCGATTCAATGTATGTAGTCTATTCAATCTAGTATATCGTACGCAGTGTGTTATTTTTTTAAATAAAATATATCAATAAATATATCAATAAATATATCTATTGATAGTATAGTATATATTAAAATGGATATATCAGAACTTGAATCAAAAATAGAAAATTTAAAATCAAAATTATTAGAGTCCAATCGTTTATTGTCGGAGTCGTCACAAGGCTCTCCTTCAAAGTCTGACTTGGAAGAAAATTTACAACTTAAAAGAAGTATTAGTGAACTCGAACAAAGAAAGTCGGCCATAAAAGAGTCAATAGTAGGAAGTTCTGGCGCAGGTGCTATTGGTCCACCTAAGTCACCCATACAACATGTAGCATCACTTCTTTCATCGGGATTTGATAGCATAAGAGCATCCCTTCCAGATATAAATATAGGCAAGGGGGTCGGGAGCGCTTCTTCTTTTTCTTCTCCGCCACCTCCACCTGTTTCTGCACCAGTGCCCATGCCCGCATCTGCACCTCCATCTGTGCCTGTTCGCGAAGAACAACAGAGTGAAGATATTTTTTCTGAGCAACCGCTTAGTGCACCTCAGGGAGCAGAACAAATACCTATCATAGAAGGCGCTCCAAACATCGGCCCTCATATTCTTCCTAGCGAAAAGCCTGGCACCGAATATGCCGCGATGAGGATGATTGCCGCACTTCAAACAAATTTGGCACCGAAATCCGTAATTGAAAAACTGCAAAATCCGGCCGCTATTGCCGCCGCCGCCGCCCCCACCCCCAAACCATCCGCAGCTCATAAAGTTCGTGTCGTATTTAAAGGAAAAGTTGCAAAATCTGCCACCCAAGAACAAGGCGAGGCAAGCGCTGCTACATCCGCTCCCGAAGTTGTTGTCGAAGACCAGCGAAAGCAAAAATTGGTAAGCCGCGATGATATTATTAAAAAACTTCAATGCGCGCTGCCTGTTTGTGCTGCCGCTCCTATTGAAGCATCGAAAGAATCAAAAACTAAATCAAAACTTGCCCTTACCCTTGCCCCTTTGTCGCTTAGCACTGGAATGGGCGCATTATCAACCCCCAGACAACCAATGGCGCTTCTTCGCCAAGTTGTCATTATTAAAAAAATGCCCAAACATATTTATTTAGAAGAAGATCCCTCACTTTTGCTCGAATCCAGCGCGGCTGCTTCTTCTGATGTTGCTGCTACACCCGCGCGTGTTACCGCCAGCAGAAAGGGGCGCGTATTTGAAAAACCAGAATTCGGTATTATGACACAGGAAATGCAAGACATGGTAATAGGCGACCAAATTGTGCGCGAAAGGTTGCCGCGTGTTCCGCCCCTAGGTATTCGAGCATCTACATACTATATGAATAACCGCGAAAAATTCATTAACTTTATCAATCAACTTTTCATGACATATCATACAGAAGTTGCCGACCAAAAAGAAACGATTTCATGCGACCCTGAGAAAAATAAGGATTTCACGCTTTTGACGCATCAAAAGATAGTCCGCGATTATCTGAATATTTACACTCCTTATCGTGGCTTGTTGCTGTATCATGGACTCGGGAGTGGCAAGACGTGTTCATCGATTGCGATTGCCGAAGGCTTGAAAACACATAAGAAAATTATTGTTATGACACCCGCATCCTTGCAACGAAACTATGTCGAAGAGTTGAAAAAATGCGGCGACGATATTTACAAGAAGAATCAATATTGGGAATTTGTGGGCATTCAAACCAAAGTTGACCCGATGGTTGAAACATTGTCTGCTATTTTATCCCTGCCAAAACAATTTATTGTTGACCAGAATGGCGCATGGCTTGTAAATATTAAGAAATCGTCCAACTACACGTCGCTGAATGCCGGCGAACGCGAGAGCCTTGATGCACAACTTAATAAAATGATTAATGCAAAATACCAATTCATCAACTACAATGGTATGCGCATGAGTCATCTGAATACACTTACGTCGAATTTTACGGAAAATCCATTTAATGATCAGGTTGTTATTATCGACGAGGCGCACAATTTCATAAGCAGAATCGTGAATAAACTGCGGCGCCCGACATCGCTTTCCATGCGGCTATACGAGTTACTACTCACTGCGCAAAATGTGAAAATCATCCTTTTGAGTGGAACGCCCGTAATCAACTACCCCAACGAAGTCGCGATCATTTTTAATATATTGCGCGGATATATTAAGGTTTGGAAAATCCCTCTACAAGTCGGCGCTGGTTCAGTGAGCGGACCACAATCAAAAATCGACAAAAAAATGCTGGACCAATTGTTTGCGAATCTTGAAATACTAGACTACATGGATTACAACGACACATCGCATGTGCTGACAATTACGCGTAACCCTTTCGGATTTGTAAACGTAAACGAACGCGGCGAATATAATGGCGTTATGAAACACGATGGCGCTGCACATGCGCCTGCACCAGCTTCTGCGGTATCTGCGTCCGGTGATATGCCGCAGCTTAGTGATACAGAATTTGAACGTATGGTGCTTACAACACTGAAAAGTCGCAATATAAATGTCGTTCCTGGAAGTATTACGATCGAGACTTATAAAGCATTGCCGGATAGTCTTGACTCTTTTCGATCCTATTTTATCGACGCGCAGTCCGGAAACGTCAAAAATATTCGAATGTTTCAACGACGTATTCTCGGGTTGGCGTCGTATTTCCGCAGCGCACAAGAACAACTTATGCCTGCTTATGATAAGGCGACTCATTTTCGCGTCATTGAAATACCAATGAGCACGCACCAGTTTGCAGCATACGAAGAAGCACGCAAAGCAGAGCGCAATCTGGAAAAAACTGCGCGAACCAAGAAACGTATGGGTGCTACAGGCTCCAAATCAAAAGGTCCATCGGGTGCAGGTGCAGGTGCAGGTGCAGGAGGTGTTGGCGGGGATGATATCTACGAAGACGCAGTATCGTCTTATCGTATTTTTTCGCGTCTTTTTTGCAACTTTGTTTTCCCAACCGAAATACCTCGCCCGCTACCCAAAGAAGGCGCCAATGTTGAAGGCGCGATTAAAGAGGGGGTAAATGAAGAAGATGTAGATGCGCTCAATGCCGCCGAACGTGTAGACAATATGAATGGTGAACACGCCGGCGACGATGTCGAAGAAATAGTGAAAGAAATCGAGCAAAAAGTTGATGCGTCCTATGATAAACGGATTGCAGCAGCTCTCATGCGTATTCGCAGCGGTATGGCGCGCTACCTTACAAAAGCACCCCAGGGCGAACTACAAACCTATAGCCCGAAATTTTTGGCAATGTTGGAAAATATTACAGAACCACAGCATTATGGGCTTCACTTGGTGTATAGCCAGTTTAGAACCATTGAAGGTATTGGACTTTTTGCGATGGTGCTTGAAGCGAACGGATTTGCCCGTTTTAAAATACGGAAAAACGACTCGGGAGCATGGGTGCTCGATATTAGCGAGGCAGACCAAGGCAAACCGATGTATGCTTTGTATACGGGAACAGAAAGCGACGAAGAGCGCGAAATAATAAGAAATGTATTTAATAGCACGTGGGACTATATTCCGGTAACAATAAAACAACAACTGGTGCCGAAATCCGCGAATAATTTTATGGGCGAAATTGTTAAGGTTCTTATGATTACTGCATCCGGCGCCGAGGGTATCAGTTTGCGAAATGTGCGTTATGTCCATATTATGGAACCTTACTGGCAGCCGGTGAGAATCGAGCAAGTTATTGGGAGGGCTAGACGTATATGCAGCCACAATGACCTGAAAGACGAGAAATTGCGAAGTGTTTATGTGATGCTGTATATTATGCGGTTTACACCGGAACAAATGACGGACGACGCGTCTCTGGAGTTGCGCCTCAATGACGTGAGTAAACGAAATGTGCAAAAACCGATAACAACCGACCAGGCATTATTTGAAATATCTACGATTAAAGAGGAAATCAATCAGCAGCTGCTTATGGCGATAAAAGAAGCGTCGATAGACTGCGCCATCCATCGCGACAAGAATTCGAAGGAAAAATTGAAGTGTTTTACATTTGGTAGCGTGGTGTCAAATAAGTTTTCGTATCCGCCGTCGGTAGATAATGAGGAGTCGGATACATCGGCGTCTAGAAATGTGAAACAAACAACATTGAAACTCACCGAAATCACTGCAAGCGTGGCTGGTAAACCTGTGAAATATGCGTATGATAAATCTACGAAATTGGTGTATGACCATAGTAGCTATATTGTATCGCAAGAAGTGGGTGGCGAACCACTATGTATTGGAAAGATGGAAATAAATAAAGAAGGGAAGGCGAAACTGGTGCCGTTGAGCGAAATTGAAAAAGAAACGGGTGCAGTTCCGGTGCCAAAATCGAGTTCAAAACCTCCTAGTGCATCAGGAGCCGGGGGTGTGGCAGTAAGTAGACGACCGAGTGATAAACCATGAGAAACGAGAGAAAGAAGAGAAACGAGAGAAACGAGAGAAACGAGAGAAACGAGAGAAAGGTGAGAAATTCATTTGTGTGTAAAAATATTATACCAAAAAAAGTATAATATTTTATGTATATAAATTAGCTTGCCATATTTGGAGTATACATCGAAGAATCAATGCCATAACTATAAAAAAAAAGCCTTAATGATTGTTCATTTTTATCGTTTATGAGTTTTAACCTATAATTTATTGCTGGGTTTGATTCGTTTGGAATTGTAGAAAACTTGACTTCCTTTATATTAAAACCATCACCCTCATCATAAACTATATCAAACTTTTTTGTAACTATTTCTTTTCGGTTGCTACAACCTCCTTCTCCACGACATTTAAATATATGAAAATTACCTACTATATTTGTTCCATCACCCTTAGCCCTAACACCTTGAGTTATAACCATTTTTTGAGAATCATCCTCTTTTGAATTCCAAGCTTTTTCTTCATTATCATTTAACTTTGTAACTAGTACATATCCTTCCCCCCTTACTATATCAAACCCCCCATAGGATATGATAAACCATGAAAGTTTTGCCACCCCCCACCCCTTTTAGTTCGAGATCGAGTCCGCCTTCCATATTTTCGCGTATAATGTTTTTTATATTTGCTATATCCCTTACGCTTACTATGTTTACCACCGAACCTACTACGTTTACCACGCTTGACACGCTTCACATGTTTTCCATGTTTTACGCGCCTTGACTTTATTTTATTCATTACTATGGTATTCTACTACTATATAATGTGAAAATATTTTAATTCAATTTCTTTTCTAATATACTTAAAATAAGTTCCTGATTTTTCTTGATAGTTTAAAAAATTTTATGTAATATGATAAATCGTCTTTATTTGGGCGGTTCAACCACTCACCCACGTGATTCAGCTTATTCCTACATTACGGCATTATTTTCGTCCATGAATTGTGTGTACAGATTGAATATTAGAATGAGATGACTTCTTTTTTTAATAAACTCTTGTACTTCTGCATTTTGTTGTTTGGTGAGTCCAATTTTCGCGTGTTTAGCTTCCAGCCCCCGTATGACTTCAGCTCTTCTTTTCTCTTCCTCATCATCACTTTCCTCATTTAACTTACCTTGGGGTAGTCCTAAATCGCGAGTGGTCCAGATTCTTTTCTTTCTTCTAAAAAAACCCGTAACTGCCTAACCATAACACCCCTAACCATACCAGCCTCAGTATATTGTCTATCATTCACATCAATAGGTTTTATCCTATATTTATTATTAGTAGTAGAATCAGTAAATAAATATGAATCAACACCACCATAGTTATAAAAAGCTGTAGTTTGTAATAATCGTTTGTTCATATTGTTTCCTTTTTCACAATCATCAATAGAAGGACACCTTGCTATAAGATACAATCTGCGTTTCGGGTCGACGCCAATTATTGGAATTGAATATACACGCAATTGTTCTACGCGATCTGTAGTAGCACCAAAAGCCGTTTCTAATATTTCGTTTATTTTTGTAACGTATGCAAATCCCACAGCTTCCAATACCCTATTGTCTAATGGCTCCCCATCCAAGATAGGACCATTCGTAGTAAAATTAAATTTAAATTGAGAAGAATCATTGTTTTCCCAAAACATTCCCCCCCTTTTACTTCGAGATCGATTTCGCCTTCCATATTTTCGCGTATAATGTTTTTTATTATACCCTTTACGCTTACTATGTTTACCGCCGCACCTACTACGTTTACCACGCTTGACACGCTTCACATGTTTTCCACGTTTTACGCGCCTTGTTACTAATTTACTCATTGATAAATATTTATATTATATAGTATACGAATAAAAAATATTAATTCAATTTCTTTTCTAATATACTTAAAATAAGTTCCTGATTTTTCTTGATTGCATTCATATCATTTTGAATACCTTGAATCTTTTGTTCTAAAATTACATACCTTTGCATTTCTCGAATTTGTTGTATTTCTCTCGCTTCTCTCGATTCTCTCGATTCTCTACTCCCCGCAAAGTTACTCATCTCTTGGACTTGCAGTTGCATTATGTCTTTTTCCACTCCATCGTCCTCGTCATCGCTTCTATTTGAATTATTCATAATATCATCTAAAGGTGTAGTCCCTCCTCCCGTTTTAAGCTTTAGTTTTGAAAAAAATGACATCGCATTATCTTGGTTACTATGATTATTTTCAAATTCTTCATTTCCATTTCCAGTTCTATTTCCATTTTCATATTCTTGTTTCTCATATTCTACCTTGGTATTATCTGCATCATTAAATGTTACACTTTTCGACTCGCGCAGACCTTTCGCGACTATCTTATTTACAGGAACCGGTACACCACCATCGTTATCCTCGCCACTTACACCTTTGCTATAACTACCCACGTCCGTGTTCAACTTCTCTAATTCACGCTCACGTGATGCCAAAGTTTCCGCCAACAATCTTTCCATCTCATCACCTGCCAGTTTCTTGTCATATAAATCCGACTCCTTATTTTTACCCAGTGCCTTATCTGAGAAGTCAATATGTTCCGGCTTTTTATTATTCAACATAGTATCCATTTCGGTCTGTTTTTCCTTCAAACGTATTTCAAGTTCACTCATTCGTGTTTTTTTAATATCATCGGCGCGGTATATTTCTTCTATTTTTGGTTTTTTTGTAGTCGCCGGTATAGGTGTAATAAGTGGCGGCGATGGTTTCAAATGTATCGGTAACTGATTTTGTGCTTGTGCTTGTGCTTGTGCTTGTGCTTGTGCTCTCATCTGAGTTTGCAATTGCATATGTTTGACATTATTTTCATTCTGTGCCTTTATTTTATTTACTTCATGAATCACGTTTTTAATAACCGATTTGTTACTATGTATAATCATATCAGCCGCCTTTTTATCATAGTCGTCATCACCTTCATCGTTATTTTCAAAAAATAAGTCAAATTCCGGTTTCATCGATACTATCGACATTTCAAAAATATTTTTAACATTTTGAAACATAGAGGCAGGAATATTATTAAACACACCACCTTCTTGTAGTAACCCCCAAAGGACGCCCTTGTTTTTATTATTTGTGAATTCTGGAAATGACATTTATAAAAGTATACCAAATATGCGAAATATAATACAATAGTTATAATAACAAATAAATATTTAATATTTATTTTTTATATAATATTATATAACATGTTTAAGTTAAAAAATATAAAAGAATCAAATAAAAAACAAAACACTATTCCTGTTGTAAACTTTGTGAATAACATTACAAGAGACGTTCATCCTTTTTATATCAATGAAACGGAAACATCTCTACTTTTTTTCGATATTTTTTACAAGAATAATAAACTATACCTGATTATGCCTATATACAATCAACCATATAAAGCAGACGATTTTGCAGTCATACATAACGAAAAAAAGATAACACCATCAGAAAAATATGTTAAAGACGCATATGAACCGATTTCTATATTTGTATATGATATTAGCGACAATACAGACGCAAATAACATCATAAATGATTTTATAACGATCGATATCTTATACGAAACGATTAAAAGAACATATAACTTAAAACATATAGTTACCACCACCACTACCAGCACCACCACTACCAGCACCACCACTACCGACACCACCACCCAAAAGCAGTTTCTAACTTTAACTACGTTATTTAAGCACGACTACCATCTCTTCCCATTTTTTTACAACTACTATACGAAACAAGGCGTTTCTCATTTTTATTTATACTATAATGGCATTATAACGCCCGAAATATATACGTTATTTAATCAACCGCGATACAAAAATGTAACACTTATCGAATGGAATTTTGATTACTGGAATCCTCGAAATTTTAAATATATTCATCATGCGCAAATGGGACAAATCCATCACGCGCTTTATCGGTATGGGAAAGATATATCCGAATACATGATATTTTGCGACTTTGACGAATATTTGCATATTCCACGTCAGAACCCGCGCCTACAACACCAGTTACTGCATGGATACATAAAAGATAATCCCGGTATCGACATTTTCGGATTTTGCAACATATGGGCAGACACAAGTCAATATCAGTATCCGCATACTCAAATGATACCTAAGAAAATCCTCGCCGTTGCGGAACACGAGCACAACCCGTATTGTGAAAGGAGTAAAAATATATATAAGGTTTCATCTATAAAAACAATGGGTATACACCAACTATGCGACAATGCTTATTTTTATAAACTTAAAAGTATAACTAACTTAAAATTGTATCATTTTTATAAATGGTCGTCTAAAACTCGCATCATTGAGAATTGCACAAACGTCATAGACTTTGCATTTTAGGTATACGCTATACGCTACAAATCCTGGTTGAAATATAGTTTGCGAAACTTTTCCATCTGTTCATCAGGAAAAATATCTTCAATAAAGTCTTCTGGTTTCATCGTTTCGCGCAAAAGATTAACAATCATGAATAGCGAATACATTCCACATTCAGTCGGTTTCTTCTGATGGTGTTTCTTATTTTCAATATATCTAAACGTCATACCTAGCGGTTTTCCTTGTTGTTTTATTTTATCAATCAATCGTTTCACTTCTTTTGGCGGGGGTGTTCCCGTGCTATCAAAGAAAAATATATAGCGATTATTCTGTTTTAAACTTACAAACATGGATATCCAATGTGAACCGGACAAGTAATGCGGGTCGGTGTTGAATACGAAACCAATTTTATTCTTTCCGTTGCGCACGGATATTCGTAAATCAAAATGACACAACTCTTCCCATACACATTCGCCATACATTTTGGGCGAGTCGAAGTCGATAGGTGCAGCACCTATAAAGTCGAAATATGGAAACTCTTTTTCGTATTGTTTCATGACATTTTCGATGTCGATACTATTTAACCATTCATTCGGATTTTTCTTCCAGTCATCGGGGCTTTTTGGTGCGAATGTATACATTAACATTTCCTTATCGAGTCCGGACGATGCGAAATTCTGTTTCAACCAACATGATTCTTTATTACATACATTATTTAAACGCTGTTTTAAGGATTCCCATATTTCGCGTGGTTCGTTGGATGTAATCATAACATCCGGATGACGTGCATTCCATAACGACTTTAATTTAAATAGCGACTCATTGCTATAACACGTGAAGTCATTATCCTTGTGTTTTGGACTACATTTTAATTTTACAAACCCATCGGGATGTTTTTCGATGTCTTGGTCTGTCTCTTCATCAATATTTTCCATACCTTTCTTCTTTTCTATTCCTTTATTTGCTCTCCTTGTTTTTTTATTCTTTGTAGTTTTTTTATTTGTATTTCTAATTCTTTTTTTTTTATTAATATTACTACGACTACTACGACCAATGTCTTCATCTTCATCTAAGACATCTACATTATTGGCAAATTTTAAAATAGATTTTATTCTTCTCGATTTCATACAAGTATAATTTATAATATACTATAATACAATATGTATATAATAAAAATATATTTATTTTAATTTGTAGGCGTTGGTATACTAGTTGGCGTCGATATTGGCACTGACGTCAACATAGATACCTTAATATCTTTTTTTTTGAACTTAGGGTCTTTCAGGTTTATATTTTTAGTTTTTGGAAGTATCATTTCATTCTTTGGTGCAGTTGTTTTGATCACGTAGTTATCAAGTGTTATTATTTTTTTATCAGTTTGTTTCATACATAATTTATTTGCTTCACTTAAATTATTTGCTGGATTATAATTGCCCTCATCGTAATCGTTATCAGCGGTATCATTATCAACACCGCAACTATTTAAATACGTTTCATGATTTATATCATTATACTCACCCTGGATAGTATCCATGGTATCTTTAAATTTGAAATGAGAAATACATAGTTGCGCATAAGTGTTAAATGATGATATAATAATATCGTCTATTTTTGGGGTATGGGTGTCAGTTTGTGATAACGAATCGGATGGAGGTGGTTGGTTCGTAGTAAGGTTATTAAATAAAATGTCTTTTGTCAAGGCAATAATACGTTTTCTGTAAAATTTCTTCTCTCGTTTTAAAACTGCGTCGTGGTCCATTTTATTGCGTTTTAAATATTTGTTATAAGAATCATTGTTTGACATAGTTTCAAGAGTTATGTAGTTCACAATATCAAATGTGTTTATATCGATAGGTAGTGGAGTGATGATTGATGGTTTATGGGTTTGTATTTCATTTTGTATTTTCTCTCCTTTCTCTCCAGATTCAAGACTCATGATACATGTATCTAAATTAGTGTGATGTGGATATTCCTGCTCTTGCATGGTGATATCCTTTGTTATTTTATAATAGTAAAATATTAACTATTATAAAACGTATCATCTATCTACAAACTACAATATGAACTTTCCCTATCAATGGGCACATTTTTAATTTCAGTTCTTGTGCTATTATTAAAAAAACTACTTCCTAAATTATTAGTATCCGGATTAAAATGGTCAAACACTTCTCTATTAAACAATCCGGGAAATTGCTGGTTCACTGGTTGCGATGGAGCTGGCACACTCACATTATACAAGTCACTTTTAGAAGAAGGAACATAATAAGCCTTTTCACAATCTTGCAACCCAAAAAACTGGTTTCGCAATGTCGACTCCACGTTCACGTTATTTGCATATCCATGCCATGGTGCCATATTGGTACCAGGGTTAAAAGTTGTATGAGGGCTAAATATCGGATAGTTATTCAAAGACACCGATGAGCCTTTATTTTGGTCTAATATCGGCATGTATCCATATTTCGTTGAAACTGGAACTTGGTAATAAAAAGGCTGCAAAGGCGCAGATGACACATTTCTAGATGATATGCGATTATTTAACTCATCGGTTCGCTCATTTTGGCAGATAAATAATTTATTCACGACTCCATACATTTTATTAGGAGCATGAATACTATTGTTATTATAATTACCTTCGTAAGATATCGCTGACGACATTTATAGATATAGAGATACTATTATTATTAGTATTATTATTATTATTAGTATTACTATATTATTATATAATATTTTGTTGTAATACATAATAATGTTTTTAAAAATAAGTTAAAGACATTATGATAATAATAAATAGTTCATTCATTGTTAATACATTATTTGTGAAGGTAACATCATGTGCGGTATTTATTTTTATCAGAAGTTTATACCATCAACACCCAAAGATGTAGTAGTATATAAAAAAAGATTACTAAACGACTTAAAAAATCATCAAGAATATTTCAGCAAAATAGCACATCGTGGTCCCGACAATAGTGTATTTATTAATGACACGAGCATGATTACATCAACGCGTCCTGCTCATGCTCCAGCATACGACGCTGTTACATATTCTTCCAACAAAGAACCACCTATTTCTAAGTTACCATACCATATGTTCTGGGGGTTTCATCGTCTTGCAATCAACGGACAAACACCGGAAAGTAATCAGCCCTTTTTTATAAAAAATTGTCGTCTTATTTGCAATGGCGAGATTTATAATTTTCGTGCTCTTATAGAAGAATATGGACTTGAGGCGGAATATATGAGCCGGTCAGATTGCGAGATTATTATTCACCTGTATCGAAAAATTGGAATGTGCGAGACACTCAAAAAATTAGATGGAGTATTTGCGCTCGTTCTACATGACTACGAAAATAAGTGCACCTTTATCGCACGTGATCCTGTGGGAGTAAGGTCGCTTTTTATTGCTTCATGCGACAAAGATTCATACCATACTGGAATTATAGTAGCGAGCGAGATGAAAGCTATTTCAAGTGAATACCATAATATTATGCAATTTCCTCCCGGTTGTTATGCATTTTATAAAGATGGTAATTCGCCGGTTGATTTGTATAAACCAGGTATTTATTTTAATGCATATTATGAAAACCTGACAATCAATCAGAATTTCTACTATATTTCCAACACCAACACCAACACCAACCCAAATTCTCATGTTTCCATTCTTCGTTCATATCACTACAATATCGTGGAAGACACCGAGGATAATATTTGCGCAAACATCGCCAGCCTGTTTGAAGAAGCCGTTGTAAAGCGCCTTATGAGCGACCGCAAAGTAGGGGCGCTTCTTTCGGGAGGGCTGGATAGTTCAGCAGTCGTGGCAGTAATGTGTCGCCATATGCCGGCAAAAGATTTGAACACGTATAGTATTGGACTTGCGGGATCGACGGACCTGGTATGGGCGCGAAAAGTTGCGGATTATTTGGGAACAAACCACCATGAAGTATGCTTGACAGAAAACGAATTTTTGAGCGCGATTGAGGAGACGATTTATCAAATCGAGAGTTATGATACGACGTCCGTGCGTGCATCGGTGCCGAATTATTTGGTGAGCAAGTATATTCTCAACAACAGCGACGATTGCGTTATATATTGCGGTGATATGTCGGATGAGATTTTTGGGTCGTATCGTGGATTCATGAAGGCGCAATCCGAGGAAGACTTCTGCGCCGAAAATGTGCGCATGGTTCGCGATGTTTGTTACTTCGATTTGCTGCGTTCAGATAAGAGCATTAGTGGTGCCGGGTTGGAGGCACGTGTGCCATTTGCGGATAAGAAGTTTCTGCAATACGTGATGAGTATTCCAGCGCGATACAAAATGTTCAACGATGATACCCAAATTGAGAAATATATTTTTCGGAAGGCGTTCACTGGACTTTTGCCCGACGATATTCTATGGCGTAGAAAAGAGGCATTTAGCGACGGAGTGAGTGGACATGGGCGAAGTTGGTTTCAAATCATTCGCGAACATGTTGATAAAAAAGTGTGTGCCGATGAGTATAGTATACCTGATACAATAATACATAATCGTCCATACGACGCCGAAAGTTACTATTATAGAAGTATTTTTGATAGACTCTACACCGGATGTGAGAAAACAATTCCGTATTTTTGGCGACATCCCTTTTGCGAAGAGAAGGATCCATCCGCGCGACTACTTGAATGCTATAAAAATACGGATGCGTAGTGTCTAGTAATAACAAGAATACCAAGGAATGCAATAATATAGTTAACAAGTTTATGGTGGTGTATCGAAACAGCGAATAGTTTTTCATTGCATGAAATGGCAGAACATAAATATCCAATAGTAATTAGTATAACTATTGAAATCGGAATTTTTACTGAACCAATTGCAAGTAGTATAAAAAGATAAACAAAACCAATGGTTCGAATCAATATTGCAAAATCTTTTAATTTCATTTTATTATATAATACTATATATAATAATATTTAGTGTAAAAATGAGTCGTTTTACAGAAGAAGAATTTGAACGTGCGTTTAAACAGGTATCTCCTACATGGAAGTATCGTGTTGATGAACAATGTAAGACTTTTTTAAAAATTATTTTAACTAACACCGCCGACTATGTAGAAAAATTTATAAATGACATACCCGAATCGGTTAGTAAAACTAGAGACCAATGTTTAAAAATCATTATAGAACATACCAATATAAATGATTTAAATGGCTTTATACAGAATATAAATGCTCCTTCCACAACTACTGATACAATTTCAAAAGATCTATCGGGTTATGAAGATCTTCCTATTGCAAGCGTGTGTTTACGAATGTTTCAAAATCGAGAACCAGGACCCCCCAAACCCGCAAGCACCCGCCCCCCCAAACCCGCAAGCACCCGCCCCCCCAAACCCGCAAGCACCCGCCCCCCCAAACCCGCAAGCGCCAT